CTACCGGCGATTCCTCAAAGGGCACTTCCTGAAGTGGTGCGAAGCGGAGGGACGCGCGGACCTCAGATCGTTCAGCGTCGCTTCCTGCTCCTGCGAGGAGAGGCCCTTCGAGAGTGAGTCGCGGAGCTGGTTGGTCTCCGCGACGCGCGAATCGCGCTCGCCGGTGAAGGCGGTGCGGACAGCTTCACCATACTTCGAGGCTTCCTGGCCTTCCTTCGCTTTGGCGAGAGCTTCTTTCACGCTGTCGGTGAAAGCTTCGGGGTTCACGAAGCCGGCACGCTGTTCGATGGGTGCGGTTTTCGGAGTCTCCGGCAACGGTTTTCCGGGCATCTCGACTGGCGCGGAAGGAGCTGAGGCTTCCGGCTTGGAATCCTTGATGACGTCTTTCGCGTGAGATATGAGCGTGTCGGCTTCTTTAGGCGTTACTCGCGTTTCGAGTTCGCCCTTCACTACTTCGACTGCCTTGCCGGCTGCGAGCTGTGCGAGAAGCGCGGAGAATTCGCGGACGCCCGGTTCAAGCTTCGCCGCGGTTTCTTTCGAGATGATGCCGTGGTCGGAGAGTTTCTGAAGGGCCAGAGCGCTGTTGTCGCTCCCGACGTCTCCTGCGAAGGCGAAAGGGATATTGAAAAGAAGCTTTACCGCAGTTCCGGCGACAGGAACTTTGCTCGCAGCGTTGAGCATGGAAGTGATCGGGGAGAGGGCGGAGCTGGCGAAGGCGGTGGCGGTTTCTAGAACGTGGCTGAGATTGGAGGCGGCGCCTTCGTGGTTCTGGAAGCCTCTGATCGTGGAGGCGAGGACTTGGTTGAAGCGGTCACTCGCTTCGGTCATGTCGCGGACCGGAGTCTTCACGATGTCTTTGAACGACGTATGGAGCGAGAGGGGATTTGTCTGGAGATCCGCGATCGCTTGAAGAGTGCCGGAGAATCCTTTCGTGGCGGCATCGGCGGCGCGCGTGCTTGGAACGACTTGGGTTTTGCCTTGGACGAGCGGGTCAGTTGATAGCGTTCCGCCGTCCTCTTTGAGCGCGTAGCCCTTGGCGTTAGCGAGCTGCCGCTGAGCGTCGAGGAGACTGAGCTCACCGTTCTTTACTTTCTTGGCAAGCTGGTTCTCGAGCTGATCGTGCTGCGCGGAAACGCCGCCGTCCGTGCGGCCGGGTTCGATTTTGAGGTTTTGCTTGTTGTTCGAGCCCGAGAGTTCGAGGGCGATCTTGTGGTCGAGCTCATCGGAGTACGCGCCTCCCATCTGATCCTTGATCTTCGAAGACACGGCGAGCGGCATGCGGCCGTTCAAGAGATGCGAGGAGTCGAGTTTCGTGGGCTTTGTGGGATCGAAGCCGCCGTACACGCGATCGGAAAGAAGCTGGGATTGCCGGGCTTCGTCATTCCTGAAAGTGAGGAGCGGCTTGCCTGATTGGTCGGTGATGAACGATCCGCCATAAGGAGATGGGCCGGTCGTAGGAGTTGCGACTGGTGCGGGAGAAGGTGTGGAAGAGGGCGCCGGGCGCGGAGCGGGCGGGTCGTTGTAAAGACGGATCGTCCCGGTGGTGGATGGTGCAGCGGGAGACTTTCCGGGCGTGTCGTTGTAGAGCCGGATGAGAGCCGCCATTTATTTGTTATAGGAGTCGGGATAGACCTCGTAGATCTTCCGCTGAATATCGTCGGGATTGATCTCGGGGAACTGAGCCTGGAGCTGGCGGGCGAACTGTTCGCGGGTGCCAGCTTTGAGTAGGGTGGCTTTGTTGGCGAGCGCTTTCTGGAAAGCGGAGAGTGTTTTCTGCGCAGCGGTAGTGGCCGGTGCCTTGGCGGCTTTGGCGACCACAGGTTTCGGTATCGCCTTCTGGACGAGATTAAACGTCTTCGTCGCGGGATCGAACTGATAGATGTTCGAAGTCGTGGGAGCTGTGATGGTCTGGGGCTTCGCGGCAGCAGCTGTCTCGGCAGCCTTCGCTTTATCGGCCGCAGCTTGCTGAGTTTGGTACTCCTTCATCCGGTTTTCGAGATAGGTCAGCTTGGTCTGTTTAAGCTGCTGGTTCGTGGCGAGATCAGCTGCTTCGCGGGAAACGAGATCGTGGACGTTCGTGAGCCGGTCGTTGTAGTCCTTTTCGAGATTCGAGATGTCGCCGTTCGCGAGAGTCTGGAGACGGGACGCTTCGCCGCGGCGGAAGGCTTCGTCATACCAGGGATTGTCATTCACGACACCGAGCGCCGCGTTCAAGCTGGAACGCTTGGATGAGATGGTTTTCTGAAGGTCGCTGAGGCCGGCGGCGTTGAAGGCATCCTGATAGAGCTGCTCGGTCGATTTCGATGGCTTCGCCATGACGTCGGAAGTGAAGGCATTGAAATCCGTGTACCCGAGCTCCTTTGCGGTGGCATCTCGGGCGGCCTGCTCGGGATCGGCAGCAGGAGTAGCAGGTGCGACGGGCGCCGCCGGAGCTGCCGCGGTAGTTCCGGGCTGGATGTACTGCTTCCAAGTGGCGGGAGAGAGCGAACTGACGCGAGCGAAGTATTGGTCGGCGGTTTCGGCTGGCGTGCCATCAGGCTTGAGTTGTAGTTGGAGGTCGTTGGGCATGGTTTACGGGAAGTTGCCGATGTTGGTGTTGAAGCGGGTCGTCCTTCCCGCGAAGAAATCCGGCGTGTCGAAAAAGGGGCGGTTGAGGTTCTGCTCTTTGGAGCGGCGCTCGGCGATCGGCGTCCAGAGGATGTCGAGCCAGGAGTAGGCGCGCTTGCGGGCAGCGTCGGCGCCGGCCGGGTTCTTCTTCTTTTCGGAATCGAGGATGGATGCGTAGGAGAGTTCCACGATGGCGCGGTTGCCGGAGGTCTCGTTGTTGTCGAAGTCCGGAGAGAAGGGCAGGAGATCCGTGGGGTTTGAGAGCGTGAGCTGCCGGAGTTTGCCGAAAACGGTGATCTCGTCCGCGGCGGCGAGGGCATTCTTGTTCGCGAAGAACTTCCGCTGGTAGTGGGTCCATATCTTGTCGGTAGCGCTGGGGTTGTCGGAGAGGTACTTCCGGTAGTCGGCGAAGTTACGTTTGCTCCATTCGGCATCGTTCACGAGAAGCAGGTAAATCGATTCGTCCTCGAAGGTGTTCGGGTAATCGGAGTAGAACTCGCCGGAGGGGACGGCGTAAGTAAGTTTCAATGCATCGGTCGTGAAGTCCCAGCCGCGGTAATCCCAGGCGAGATTCGCGCCTTCTTGGATCGCGTCGGTGAGGTCGGAATCAGAAAAGAGCGCGTTAGACGCGATGTTCGCGTAGTTGATATTGAGCTTGTTAGCGAGGGCAGTTTTCGCTTCGAGTAGGGTCATGAGTGGATTGATTTAACTGTACGCAATGGGCGGGTTCGGTCAATGTGCAGAACTACGCGACCTGAGTGATGGAGAACCAGCAGAGGAACGTCGAGCCGCTGATCGACTTCGCTCCGCCCGAGGAGTGCCATGCTTCGACGTGCACGGTGTCGCCCGCGGAGAGTTTCAGGGTGTCAGAGACAGTGACGGAGAGAAGCTGGCCGGAGGAAGCGCTTGCGAGCGCGGAGGACTGATTGACCTGCGTAGAGTTCTTGAAGAGCAGCGTCTGATATTGGCCGTTCGCTGCGGTGCTCGTGAAGGCGATCGAAACCGTGATGAGGTAGGTGCCGGCTTTCGTGGCTTTGAAGCGGTTGTTTGCGGCGTCCCATGTGATGCCGGCCGCGAAGTCGTTCGCTTCCCAGATCACGGTCGTTTGGACGGTATCAGCGAAGCTCTGCGGAGAGGATTTGTGCGACCGGGCGGTGGCGTTCGCGCCGTTCTGGAGCATCTGGACGAGCATCGGCAGGAAGTCTTCGAGCGTGTAGGCGTCGTGATGCTGCGCGGGAGTTTCAGCGGCTGAAGTGTCGTGAGAGTCCTCTTGCGCAGCTTGTACCTTGCCGGACTGCTGAAGTTGTGTGTACTCGTCCTGGGTCATGTGGCGTAGCCGAGATCGTCGTAGACGAAATCGGAGCGGTTGATCTCGACCTGGGCATTCGTCATGCCGTCGATGACGATCTTCAGCAAGAACTTCTTGCCGCGGTATTTGTTCTTGATGTCGAAGAAGAGCGGCGGGATCTCGGATGCAGCGAGGACGGATTTCGTTTCGACGAGGAGGAAGGGCTGAACGGAGAGCGAAACGTTGGCTTCAGTCGGAGCGGAGAGCGCGGAGTCGAGCGTCCAGACTTCATTCGAGGCGCCGGAGTTCGCGATGCTCGCGATGTGGCGGATGGAGCCGGCATTCACGCCCTGAAGGATCGTGACTTCATCGCCGACGCGGGCGCGGCGAAAGCCGGCATTGGTTCCGTCGACGGGGAGTTGGTTTGCTGCTGCAGCAAGGCCAGACGTCTGGCTCACGCCATAGAGCGCCCGGGTGAAGCTGTAGATCTTCAAGGCGACGTTGAACGTGATCGCCTGGACTCCGCTCTTGATGCTTGAAAGCGAGATGTTGAGGATGGCTGCTTCGGCGGCCTTGTCGCTTGAAGAGCTGGCGAGGACTTCGGGGATGTAGACGCTGGGACTTATCGAGGTGGTTGAGACAACGCCGATGTAAGTCTTCGAGGCGAAGCTGTCGGAGTAGCTGAGGACGATCTCCTGAAGAGTGGATTTCGGCGCGTAGATCGCGACGGGAGCTGCGCCGTAGGCGGACATGGGGGCGAACTCGAAGAGTTGAGTCGCAAGTTCGATGACAAAGAGGCCAGCCGGCGCGCGGTTGTTTCCGTACTGCGAACAGAGAAAGAGCTTGCCGTTCAGGACCATGGCTCCTTGCGGGCCGACGTTCCACTGTCCGGAGCCGAGCGGATCGTCGAGAAGAGCGAACAGTTTCTGCGTGGTGTAGCCGTTAGTTAAGAGAATTTCTTTCTGCGTGACGACGATCCAGCCGGTATCGGTGCGCTCGATCGAGAGGACCTTTCCGTTCGTCCAGATCCAAGGAGTGATGGAGCGGTCGGCCTGCGCGTCCCAAAGGATCAAGGCGCCGCGGTAACCCAGGTTCGCGCCGATCAGGACGCCCTGCTTCCCGGTTTTCAGGCAGTCGACGGTCATCGAAGAGGGAAGCGTGAAGGCGGCCGTATTCAGGTTGTCCGCGTTATCCAGCAGGGCGACGGCACTCTTGTTGCCGATCAGCACCATGTCCATGTAGGTGTCGGCGGGATGGACGGAGTAGGAGTTGAGGCCAGTCTTGAAGGCATCGGTGTAGGTGCCGGCGTCGAGCTTTCCGATCGCTGTGTCGCCGATGTAGAGCAGCCGTCCTTTCTGGTCACCGATCAGGCCCTGTCCGTTGAATGTGCCGGCCGGCGTGTGGTCGAGCGCCCAATCAGCAGCCGCTGGGAAGGATTCCTTGAAGATCTTCCCGTTTGCATTGACGCCGTAGACGGCGCCGCCGGCATCGGCGAACCATTGGATTGTGCCGAGGCCGGAGATGTCGCTGGAATCCTTGATCTTCGCGATGCCGAACCCGGTCATGAGTCCCCAGAGGGTCTTCTGCATGCCCTGGGAGAAGTAGTACTCGCTCGGGTAACGCCGCGAGAGTGGCGGCCGTCTCCGAAACCTGCGGTCCGTGGGAATCCGAATGAAATAGTTTTGATCATTGGTGGAAATGGAAGAATGAATAAATGCCGATGATTAGCGAGACGATCTGGAGGAAGGCGAGGGCGCCGATAGCGGAGTAGCCCCAGCTTTCGAGGCGTCGGATTCTTTTCTCTCGGTCAAGATTCCCTTTGTCAAGATCCTCGCGCCGCCACTGTTCGAAAACCGCTTTGTCGAGCTTCTCGGCTTCGAGGGCGCTTACGCGCTGGGTGACGGTGTCTGCGAGGTTCGCGACATCGGTGATGACTCTTTCGAGCTTCGTATTCACCTCCGCGCGGAAGGTAGTCAGGAGGTCGTGGTCGTTCTGGATTTGTTGGTCGCTGATGCGACGGCCGTTGGGGCTCATGGGTATTTCTTGGTGAAGTTGTTTTCTTTCTTCGGATACTTCTCGCTGAAGGTGGACGTGTGCGTGGGGTACTTCTTCGAGAACTGCGAGAGAAGACCGTTGAGGAGTTTCTTGAGTACGTCGGTCACGGAAAGGCTTTCGGTGAAGGAGCGGATGTAGGTGAGTGCTCGGGAGTAAAAGTCGGTGATCGTCGCGGAGTCAGTGAGGGAGCGTGCAGTCTGTTTAGCGAATGCCTGGACGAGCGTGGCCGATTCAGTGATGACGTGGCCGATGGTGCGACGGATTGTGTCGAGCGTAGTGAGGCTGTCGGAAAGCACTTTGCTTGGTGTCTTCCGTAGCGTGTCGAGGAGAGTTGTTGCGTCGGCGAGGGCGCGCTGAATGGAGCGAGGTATTGAGTCGAGAATAGTAGAAGTGTCAGCGAGGGCTCGGGAAGTGAACTTGGCTATGCCGGGAAACAAATTGGGGCCAGCGATCCATGTAGGTGATGTGATCGTGCCGTTCTTCGCGTTGGGTGATGAGTCGTAGATGGTTGTTCCGGCGCCTTCGTTTAGAAGCCATTCGCCATCGGGAGCGTCAGGTACGCGAACACCGTTGTAAGAGTCGGTCAGGTCAGCATCGCTTACGATGCGATTCCAGAAACGGAGCCTGCCGATAGAGCCACTAGCTTTTTGAGAGCCGGCGCCATCGAAGTTGAATATGTTTATGGCGGTGCCGTTGCTGGTATCGGAGAAATTGACCCAAGAGCCGCCGTTCATATCAACGTTGTCGACGATTAGCCGGGCTTGCATCTGGCCAGCGTTATTTCGCCATTGCAAGACCACGACGTGCCAGCTATTTGCGGAAAGGGATGCCGAAGAGAAGATTGCGACCTGAGGGTTTCCTTTCGAAAACGTTAGGTGATTGGCTGAGGGGACGCTTAAGTAGGTTCTGGTGTTAGCGCCGAGAATGCGTAGAACGTAGTGAGAACTCGAGCCGAGACCGACGTTTTGAAGAAGCGCTTCCACCGTGCAATTGGTCCCGCTGACTGTGACTCCAGTGATTCCGCCGTAGTTGGTTGAGCCATCGAAAGAAAGCGCATAGCTGCCGTTCGACGCGAACAGCCGTTCGGTTAGAGTGAGAATCTTGATGCGTACCCCGGCGAAGACATCAGAGATCGTTGGCACTTCGGAGAGAGCGCGGCTCGTCAATTTCTTCAGGGTGTCGGTGAGAGTCGTCGCCTCGCTGTGAATGCGCGATGCGAGCTTCGCGAGGGTGTCGGTGAGGGTGGACGCCTCGGCAAAAAGTTTCTGAGGAAGTTTGGCGAGTGTGGCGGTCAGCGTGGAACTTTCGGAGAGTGTGGAAGTGAAGAGGTTGACCATCGTCTGGCCATTTCCGGCGTTCCAAAGGTCGGTTCGTTCGGTGGACGAAAGTATTTTCGACCAGATGCCCCACTGATTCAGCGAGCCGGTGAAGTAGGCACCGGAAGCGCCGTTGCTCCCGAACGAGAGAAGGTCGCCGATCGATGGGTTCGGCGATCCAGTGGTCGTGATAGCGGAGCCGTTGTCGATATAGAGGCTGAGATCACCGCCGTTATTCGTGAGAACAAGGAAGTGCCAGTTGCCGTCGTTGTAAGCGGAGGCGCTGACGGCACGCGGAGTTGTACCGGCGCCGTTGTAGTTCACGACCTCGACTTTGCCGGTGACGCCGGATTCCCAATCGATCTCGGTGCCGGCGCCGGTGGCAGCGGTCTGAAGGCGCATGAACTCGGAGTGGGCGGTATCGGTGCTCTTGAACCAACCAGCGAACGACAGGACGGTGTTCGCGGTGGAGGAAAAACTTGATTTCTTCAGCTCGGAACTTAGCGCGGCGGAAAAGACGGCGCAGTTGCCGACTTTGCCAGCGCTGAAGGTGACGGCCGCGCCGGTGTTTGTGAGGTTGTTTGCGCCGAAGAAGTCGTTACCGTCCTCAAATTTGTAATAAGAAATGAGGTTTGCGGTGAGAGTGGCGCCGGTATCTACCTGGAAAACTTTTGCCATGAAGGGGAGCGGTGGTCTTCCGCTCATCCCTCGGCCCGTGGGAGGCCGAGAGGGAGAGGACGATCAGGAAAACTGGATTTTCCAAGTGATCTGAAGCGAGTCGCCGTTCACGACGTTGATCGCGGAGAAGACCTGCCGGGCGAGCAACGTGCCGGAGGAGGCAGCGTTCAGGACACCGGATTCAGTGACCGCCGCGGTGCCAGTGACGGTGAAGGTGACAACGCTTTGCGCGGTGTCGTTCGCAACGGAGGTCGTGACGCGGGAAAGCGTCCCGGTCGCGCGGGAGAGGCCGGACGCGGCGAGTTCGGTCTGGAGCGCGGTGTCGCCGGCAGCGGCTGCCGTGGTCCCGGTGCCGACAGCAATCTTGTCGAAAATCGCTTCACCGCCGGAGCCCATGAGGCGGCTCGCGGCGCCGGCTTTCCCGGCGGAGGTAACGAGATTGTGGATGTTCCGCTTATCGCCCCAGGAGCCTGTGAGGCCGGGGATGCGGAGGCCATTCAGTGCGAGCTGGCTTTGCGGGGAAACGAACCGGCGGAGCAGACGGAGCAGGAGCGTACCGAGCTTGTTGTCGGTCCAGAGCTGCTTCACGCGGCCGTTGTGGTCCCGCAGAACGTACTCGACGTTCTGCCTGAGCGGGAGTTGAGAGATTGCGTTCATTGATTTGGTAATTGGGTGAGTGTTAGAGGACTGATCCCCCGATCCCTGACCCGTCCTCTTTCGAGAGAGGAGCAGGGTCGAGGGACTAGAGCGCGGCGAACTGCGGGAAGAACTCGCTGAGGAGGTTGATGTAGACGACGTTCGGGACGACCGTCGCGTCATCAAGGGCCGTGGTGCCGCCGACGAAGTTGCCGGTGCCGGTCGGGTGCACGACGATTAGGCCGAGCGGGACTTCGCTATCGAGGGTGGTGGGGAGGGTGACGCCAGCGAGGGTGGAGGCTTCGGTTCCCATGTACGTCTTCAGATTGCCTGAGACGTCCACGGTGAAAACGAAGACGTTGAACTTCGCGTTCGTGACCGTGCCGACGAGCGCGGAGAGATCGCCCGCAGCCTTCGAGATCAGCTGGCCGTCGACGAGCGCATAGAGCGTCGCGGCGGTCTTCACGATCGCGGAGGCGCCAGCTTTTATGGCGATGGCTCCGGAAACCAGGAGCTGATTCACAGTGGCGCGCTGCAGCTTGTCGAAGAGATTCGAAAGCTCGGCTTCGGTGTTCGGGAAAACAATGGATTTGGTTCGGGCCATAGGGAGGGTGTTGGGTGAATGTTGCCGACCTTTCTCGTGCACTCATCCCCGCTCCAAAGAGCGGAGAGAGCGCGCGAGAATGCGGCTTAAGCGAACTTAACGAACGCCTGAGCTGCGAACTTGCGGCGGCCGTCAGCGACTTTCGCGCCGTACACAAAGAGGTCCTTGTACGCGGAACCGAAGTTCCCGATCAGGTCCTCTTCCATGCCGGCTTCGAGCGGCTTGTCAGCGTAGGTCAAGAAGGACTTGTGTCCTGCGATGACGTGGTAGCCGTTCGTGTTGTCGCCAGCGACGCGGTTCGAGCGGAAGACTTTGAAGCCGGCGAGCTCGGTGATGAAGCCCTGTTTGACGAGGGATTCATACGCCGCAGGTACGTTCAGCTTGATCCCCGCGTCCTTCAGCATGGTCGTGAAACCAGCCGGAGGAACGAAGAGATAGCGGTCTTCATCCGGAACCTCAGCTTCGTCCAGCATCTGCTTCAGGGTGAGAGTCATCGTGAGGAACGAAGGATTCGTCCCAGCGTTGTCGATGGTCTTCACCGTGTTCGCCTGGATGGTGTAGGAAGCGCCCGCGCCGATCGCGCCGCCGGTGTAGGCGGAGGTCAGATCGTCAGAGTCATCTTCGATCACAATCGAGGTCGCAGAGGTGTACGTCTTCACGCGATACCAGACGGAGTGGCCGGTAGCCTTGAAAGGCTTGCCAACCATGCCGGCCGTGAAGGTGGTGCCGGAGCCGGTCACAACGCCGGTCGTCACGTCAACCGTGACGGTGCCAGTAGTGTAATCAACGCCGTACCACTGTCCCGCGGCTGCATCGGCCCAGAAGGCGAGCAGGAAGGTCATGATGTTCTTGATGCGCTCATTACCTTTCTGTTCTACGACCGTAGAGTGCGGGTCCTTGATGTAGGACACCCACTTGTCGATCGTCTTCTCGGACCAATAGAAGGACTTCTTCTGGTCGATCACGAGCTGCGTATTCGTCTCGTAGAGAGAATCCGGGCTCAGGTTCGCGCCAGAGTAGGTCTTCTCGGAGAGCTTGGAGAGCTGAAGGATGTTCAGCACCGAGCCGACAGAGTTGATCTCGCCTTCGTAGTCGCGGTTTACGAAAGAGTCCAAAGGAGCGTTTTCGTAAATGTGCTTAAAGAGCCGGGAGGAGAATCCTTCGGCTACTTTGGTTGCATATGCGTTCATGTGTGGTGGAGAGAGAGGTGGCCAGTCCCCGCGGGGTTACTGGCTCCAACCGTCGGCTTTACGCCTCAAACTCGCTCATCGGGTGCGTTTTCACGTACTCGCGATAGGCGTTCGTATCTGTCTGGCGGAGGGTTTTGAGTTCTTCGCCGGACAGCAGCTTGGGCTTGTCGGATCCGCGCGGGCCGCCGTTGCCGGGCAAGAGCCCTGGTTTCGGCGTCGGCCTGGGTGCTGACGGGAGCGAGGAAGATTCGAAGAGGAAGGCTGAGACCAGAGTCTCGAGCGGTGCTCCTCGGTGGGTCGGCTTATTCGCGAACGTCTTGAATGCCTGCTCCTTGCCTAGTAAGGAAGGGTTTGCTGCGATGGTCATTTCAAGATCGGTGTTCCAGCGGGACTGAGCCTCGCGCTCCTCGTCCTTCTGTTGAAGGCTGGAGGCGGTGCGTTCCGCTTTGAACGTCCGGCGTGCGATCGTCTTCTCGGTGTCCGTCATCATTTCCCATTCCGGGAATGCTGCCTGGAGATCCGATTCGGTTGGTTCGTTTGTCAATTCCTGCGAGTTCCTGCGGCGCTCTGCTTCGAGCTGCGCCGCGAGAATCTGGGCTTCTCTCGTCGACTCCGCGAACTTTGCCTTGTAGTCGATCTCGGGTTCGCCGGCATCGGCTGCGGGTTCGTCTGCGGGGGTCTCGGGGACAGTCGGCTCGCTTTCCGGCTGCGGAGTTTCAGTCTCCGGCTGGGTCTCCGTCTCCAAAGGGAGGTTTGGATCTACTTCCATGTGAGGGGTGCCCGTTCCGTTTCCGGGGTTTGGGCGGTTTGCGACTGGTTAATTTGAAATGGCTACTTCGCTTTCTTCTTCGGCGTCTCAGTCTGACTTTCGTCCTCGCTCGGCGCAGCTTCGGGCTGAGCGTGGAGCACTTCAGCGAACATCTCGCGCTGGTCGCCGGTGAGGTACGACGCGCGGGCACGCATGAAGGCTTTATCGTCGTCGGTGAGATCGAGCACGCTCTTCGCGGTGATCTCGGCCAGACGGGCTTCGGATAGTGAGTCCATGTGGTTGATGATTCTTAGATTTCGACCTTGAATGTTTGCTTGAGGTGGGCGCGGAGCGCATCGCGCTGCGCGGACGGGGTAGCGATGAAGGAATCGAGGACCGCGGTGAGGTGGGAGAGGACTTTGTAGAAGATCTCCCGCTCCCGGGTGTTATCGAGTTTGAAGAGTTCGTCGTTCGCGCGGATTTTCTCTCGTGCGACAAACTTGCGGATGTCTTCGATGGTGAGTTCGGGCGCGGAAAGCACCTTGCCCCATTCCTCGTAGGTCTTCCGCTCTTCAGCGGTGAGCTTCGAGTAATCGGTGATGCCGAGCGCGTTTAGAAGTTGGTTAAGCATGGACGGGTTGAGGTGAATTGAGTATCGGCATCGGCTGCGCGGACGGCGTAGCTGAGGGCAGGACCGGCTGGCCATCGGGTCCGACGATCTGGTCCTGGAAGTCCATGACCTCCTGCTTCTCTTCGGGGGTGAGGTCGCCGAAGTCGAGCATCTTCTTCTTGAGGATCATCTGGAGCGGCATGTTGCCGGGGAACTGCTCCGCGATGATCTTGATCTTCTGGATGGACTGCAGCGCGTCGGCGTCCTTCTGCGCCTTCTGCGTGACTCGGCAGCGGTAGCCGCTCTTCGAGACCAATTCTTTGGACTTCAACGTGCGCGGATAGAACTTGCCGGACGCCGATTTCTTGTGGAGGGTGACGTCTTCGAGGAGATCGGGATTCGCGTTCACGAGGAGCTGGACCTTGTTGCCGAGGTCGAGGTCGCGTTGCTTCAGGAACTTGTCCTTCGCTTTGTTGCGAGCTTCTGCTTTCTGGGCCAGAAGCTGGATCTCGCCGAGAGTCTTCACGCCCTGCTCGGAGTCGCCCTTCTCAATGGCGGTGGCGGCGGTCGCGGACTCCACCATCTGCTGGATCATGGTCATCTCTTCGAGGTGGCTCGCAAGCTCGGGAACCTCGATGTGATGCAGGACCTTGTTCGGGTCGCCGGGCAAGCCGTAGAAGCCGAAGGGAGCCGGAGAGTAGCCGACAGGGCTCCAGCCTTCCTTCGCGGTGGCGTCGTAGAAGTTCATGCCGTAGCCGCGGAGGATGCCGTTCTCGATGAGCTGGGAGAAGTAGACGTTCAGGATCTGGTTCGGGACGCGCACGATGTCGGCGATGCCGTCGCTCCAGAAATCGGTGCGGTCCGGGTCCGATGCCCACGTGACCCAGGTGTATTCGTTGATGCCTAGGATGTCGCGCAGCGACTTGTCCATCAGGATCTTGTTGCCCTGCGCCGTCACGACGACGTGGACGACGTCTTCCTGCGTCTTCGAGTCCCAGACCTTCATCTGGCATTCGTTCAGCTCGACGTAGGTCTCGCCGAGGATCGGGGTCATGACGTCGGACACTCCGAGGTCCTGCAGGCGCTGCGCTTTATCCGCGGCCATCTGCGCGTTCTGGCCGGCGGCAACTAGGCCGGTCGGTGAAGAGAAGAAGACCTTCAGCTCGTCGACGACTTTCTGATCGAACATCGCGTTTCGTTCGATGTCGGAGAGTGTCGCGTAGATGCCGGTGTGGGTGATCCGTCGCGCGGATTCCAAGTCCCACGGATTCACATAGCGGTCAACGAGGACGTCCTGCGGGTCGATGATCTCAAGGCAGAGCCGGCCGGAGAGGATGTTCAGCTTCCAGAAGCTGCGGCCGTAGAGGAACTCCTGCTTTTCGTCGATCTCTCCCAGCATCTCCAGGCGGGAGCGCTCTGCGACGTGCTTCCACCACTCGTTGAAGAGCAGCTCTTTCTGGCCGTCGTTGTCGAGGTTCTCGAAGTAGATGTCCTGCGGCTCCGACTTCGCGAGAAGGGTCTTTCTCGTCGCCTTCATGAGCGGAACGTTGACCGACTGGCGCTGGGTGAGGCGGTTCGTGATGACGGTATCGCGATCCAGAAGGTAGCTATCCGTCCACTGCTGATGCCGCCGTTCGCGGAAGCGCCGGTCGGATTCGAGATTCTTTTGGATGACGTCGATGGAGGTAGGCACTCGGGTGGTGAAGGTTTGATTAAACCTTACCGAATGCACGGGAGCGGGAAAGAGGTGAGGTGGGGATAAGTGCGGCGCGCTTGAAAGTTGAAGTGGGCAGACAAACGCGATTTACGTTGCTAGTACAGAAGGAAGTGAATCAACATCAAAACAAGGGCGTGGAAGAGGAGGACTTTGAGTTGGAGCCTTCTCGCCGCCTTTCGAAGCAGATGAAACGAACGGTTTTTCATAGAACACCTCTCGGCAATGTTTGGTTGAACAGCGCTGGGAGAATCAGTCCCGTTGGTAGCGATGCCCGCCCACTTCGACTCAACTATCGCCACCCGTTTGCGTTTTGTCAACCCTTCCGAAAAAAAATGGCGCCCACGTCTGATCACGCGGGCGCCCATTGCCGAGATGTGTAGAAAACTTGCCAGAAGTTAGTGACTTAAGGTTCGTGCGGCGCGCGAGCAGGTTTTATGGGGGCAGGCCATAGGCCAGCCCTTGTCCACATAACCCCCCGCGCCCCTTACCACAGCATCTCGCCGACTAAGTTACGACTTAAGGAGGTATATGTCAAGCGGGGCAACACGATTTTTATGCTGTAATAGCATGGACATTATGCGATGTCATGGCTCATGTTTGTGATGTAGACGTTAGATCCCGAGACTGGGATAAAACGGCATCACCAAACCGGTCGTGGGTGGTGGAATAAATCCCGAAGTGCTCTGCGCGTTCATGAACAGAGCATATCGCAGGCTGTCGCAGGCGTGATCGTTCTCCTTGATCGGCGTCTCCGGCTCGTTGTGGTCGGGTTTCCTCTCCGGGTAGGCGTAGCTCTCCAATTCTCCGATGAGGTTCACGCATGAGGGATGGACTTTGATGCGGTCAGCGCGGAAGAGCTCCTGGACTTTGGTGATGCCGGCTTCGATGTCCTTCGAGACGTCGCGGATGTTCAGGCCGTGCCGCTTCATCTCCTCGATGCGGTCAGGCTCGGCGGGATCGGCGTATATCGCGTTCGGCGCCTGGCTGCGCGCGTACTCGACGATCTCGATGTTCGTCTTCCCCGGCTTGTACCACTCGGAAACGACGAAGTAGGTGCCGTCGCGATCCTTGTCGATCGTGAGAACGGCCGTGGGATTGGTGAAGCCGAAGTCGACGCCGAGGATGCGTTCGGCGCGGTGTTTGGGTTGGTCGGTTGTTACGTGCCGGCCGCGGTCGAAATCCTTGTAGACGAGACCGTGGACCTTGCGGAAGTCGGCGAGGTACTCCTGGGCGAAGCGATCCTCGGTGAGCTGGCCGCGCGCCGCGTCGATCTCCTCTTTCGGGATGTGGGGGTTGTCGTAGCTCGTGAAGTGGAAGCTCTTGAAGTCCGGGTCGGTCTCCTGCAGCTGGTAAAGGTCGTAGAAATGGTTGTAGCCCTTCGGAGTCGAAAGGAAGAGCACTTCGCCGCGGGTATCGGTCAGGGTGGGGCGGAGAACCTCCTGCCAGTGCAGCCAGAAGTTCCGCATGGATGCAACTTCATCGAGGACGATGAAATCGAATCGCTGGCCGCGAAGGGTCTCGATGGATTCCCAGCCGCGCAGCCAGACGAAGCCAGAGCCGCCGTCTTTCGCGCGGACTTCGATCTCAAGGCGCGACTCATTGACGGAGACGGTTACGGGCTGGAGCGTTCGCTTCAGGTCACGCCAGAGAATGTCCCTGGCCTGCTGGTAGGTGGGTGCTACGTAACAAACCCGGGCGTCGTTCTTCGAGACAGCCTTGCCGGCGATCTCCAGGCTCGCGAGGGTGGTTTTGCCGAAACGTCGGCCGCAGTCCACAACCCGGAAGCGATGGCGATCACGAACGATCTCCGTTTGCGCGCGGCTGAGTTGCACCGAGGTTGTTCTTGATGAGTATTTCCGACGGGAGATAGAGCGGGGCGCCGTCCTTGCCGGTCAGCTCGTGGCTCTCTGTTGGTTTGCCGAAGGCGCGGTTGAACATTGAATCGATGGCTTGGTTGTTCGGCTCTTTCGTGGTGATGAAGTAGTACTCCTCATCGTCGCCTTCGTAGTCGCCGTTCAGGTAGGCGGAGATCACGGACTCGGACGTAACGAGCTCCGGCTTGGATCGGGTCTCTCGTCCTTTTTCGTCCTTCGTGGTCGTGATGCAGTAGAGGAACTGTTGGCCGGAGGCAAGGGAGAACTGCGCGTCTAGGATGCGCTGCGCCTTGCTCATGATTCGCTGGCGGAGTGCGGCTAATACACGCTCTTTTTCGAGAGTTGCTTTCGACTTACTTCCGCGCTTTCGGCCCGAGCCGGGCCGTTTTCCACCGATCTGTCCCATGGTTTGAAAATCAGGAAATCATCCGAACGCGATGAAGAGAGCGAATCGGACGAGGATCGCCCAGAGGAGATTCGGAATGAGCCGCGGCTTCCGGCGGCGGGCGACGCTCATCTTCAGGATGTCGAGGCCTCGCTGGTATTCACGTTGGGTTCGGTCGTACTTCCGGGACATGGATTAAGCGTAGAAGACGGGCGGAATCCGTCAAGAGCGCACTTGAATGTGTGATAGAATGCCGACGCGAGCGGGATAACCTTCGGCAATGAGCCGCCCAGCTAAACGGGGTTGCTCGCCGATGGCCCTCGCACGTGATACATGCCCGTGGGCAGAAGGCTGCCCCCCGTATTCATGTCGAAGCTTGGTAGCGAGTTCCAAGCGAACGGTAAGTCGGCAGGAGCAGTACCTGGAAACAGGATTTCGCACGACAACCGCTTAACTCGTCAGCTCCTCTGAGGAGGATCTGGAGCGGGAGGTCGAATGCGAAATGCCTACGAAGAAGCGCTGATCCTCGTTACCAATCACCCTCTGATCGCGCTATCCCTCTTGATCTTCGGTTTCATTCCGTGGCTGAACGGCGTGATGCACGAAGCTAGGTATTTCGGCGAGTGCGGAATCGTGGGCATCCGCTTCTTCAAGCATGAAGTCCTGGCCTGGCGTGAGTTCCTGAAGCGACTCCGGCGGGAGGTCTCGTCATGGGAGTAGCTATACTGCCGGGTATCGTGCTCATCCGACTAGCCTTCCAAATCGCAACGGCAGCCGTGCCGATCAGCGGAAAGAAAGAGATAGAGTGGATTCCGGTCCTCGGAGTTGTCGGATCGGTCGCCACAGTTCTCTTTGGCTTTCTCAGCCTGTATTTCTATCTGAAGTCGAGGCGTAATAAGCAGATTCTGTTCACGTACGACACAGATCAGATCCAGACACGTAAACATCCGGATGTGACGATCTGGTATCGCGAGAAGCAAATACGCAACATGCGAAGAGCCAGAGTACTCTTGTGGAACGGTGGATCGGAGGAAGTGCGCTGGAGTGATATTCCCGCTGAAGGGCGCCCAGCGATCGAGTTCGGTGAAAGTGTAGAAATCCTGTCGGTGTTCGAGCTCGCTAAGTCATGTGAAGAGATAAAATGCAAAATCGGGTTAGATTCCACACATCGCATCGGCTTCTCATTCGGCTACCTCAATCCTGGTGACGGGGTTGCCGTTGAGGTCCTATATGAGAACGCACGAGGAGTTCCAGACTCGCTTGTCTTCAAAGGGACCGTTATTGGTGGGCAGGTTAAGATCAACCACTGCAGTAAGGAGAGAAGGGTGCTGCACGGGCATTTCCTGAGATTCACTGCACGAGGAGTGACAGTAGGCATTTGCCTGCTTACGGTCGTTTTGATGGCAATATCTTGGGCTAAGGTATCTCAGTCCCAGATGTTGCTTGCTTTCGTTGCGTGGGTAGCGCTATTGGCGAATCAGATCTGGTATGAGAACCGTCTAAACAAGGGAACTCGTTTGCCGAAGTTCGGTCGGGACGTGTTTAGCGGAGTGCAGAGCTCCTGGAGCCAGGCAAACAGAAAGGCATCCAGTGAGCTGCCAGGCTCACCGAGTCTCCCTCTGTCGAATGAGATGCCAACCAGTAGCGATCGGACCGGTGTAAAGTCGTAGGTATTCGGGATTTTTACGGCGGGCATGCCCAATAGATTTAGTTCAACGACGGAACCCAAGGTACGCAATGCTGGCAGTTCTTGATGCAGCGACAACGGAAGCCGGGATGTATTTTCTGGAGTTCGGCTTCGGCGTGACAGTGGCATCGGCAAGCCTCCGGCGGCACGGCCTTTAATTCTCGTTCAGTTGGGTGGTTGTTGTTCATGGGGTTGATTAAGGATGCTCCGCCCGCCACTTCTGGCACTGGACGATCTCGCAATCCGCTCCGAAGCCGCCCGAGGCTTCGTGGTAGCGGTGGAAGTGCTTGCGGTAGTCATCGGTGTCCTGATGGCAGATGCGGCAGTGGCGGAGAGGTGCCGGTGCTGATCGCTCGTTTTCGGGGATGAACGTGGTCATTCGATAGTGAGATTGTTTGCATCCTCGATCTCCTGGCGGATCTGCTGCGCGCGGAGCTTCTTCGCGTCGGCCCGCTTCTCGATCTCCTGCACCTTTTTCCAGTCCCAGCGCTCGCTCGATCGCGAGATGGTCCTCCGGTCCTCGTAGGTGAGGTACTTCGTGGTGGGGCGGTTCTTCAGGTACTGCTCGCGCTCGAGAAAGGCCGGCCATTTGTCGTAGATGCGGCGGAACTCGTAGTCGACGGCGTCGTGGACGGGTGGTTCAGGCTTCGGGCGTGGTGGTTTCATGACGGAGCAATAGCTTTTTTGGCATCAGGGCGAGCATCTCACTCGACAGCGCGCTCAAAGTCAGCGACAAACTCACGGACCAGTGCGCGTGATGCCATACGACGGCTAGCAAAGCGCCTGTCAGGATGATTCGAGTGGTAGTGATCATGGGTGTATAAGTAGGGCATGGGATTGCTATTCACGAAGACTCAACTCGATGGTTTTGGCCAAGTCGTGAGAAGAATTGCTGATGAAGAATTGCGGGAGATGGGACAGGAAAAGACTGCAGGCACGATTGCTCAGGACGGCGCACATCCGAATCCCGGCATCAGCTTGGAGACGGAGTACGGTATGCGCACATTCGAGGTTGAGTTCTCATCTTCGGAGGACGAACTTCGGCAGGCTATCCGGGAAGGTCTCCAGCGGGCTTTTGCACCCTGATTGTCGATGTTTCATGGTGCGTATTCATTGATTTGCACATCGGCCCTGGCATTTACCCGATCAAGCTCCCCAAACTTCAGCGTGAGCTCCGGCACGGAGATGAAGTCATCATCCGCGAGGATCTCGGCATCGACGAGGAGATCCATGACGCTTTCGGCCGCGTCCGATAGATCGAACCGGCGGCCATTCGGCGGATAGAAGGTGATGAGGACCGCTGCGCGGCGGATCGGCTTCTTCGGCCGGTAGCGGCGAATCCTCAGCATCATCTCCTCGTGCCAGGCGAGAAAGGCTTCTGAGGAGATGAGGCGCGGACGGCCGCCGGCTTGAATGATGCGCTTCGAGTTCTTTTTGCTCGGGACTCTGCCCGGTAGGGTGAGGTTCATATGACGCGCGGTGTGACCTGCTGGATACAACCTATTTGATCGATCGCAATCCATCGCTCTATTAGTGAACCGGCTACGGCGCCTGGCCTTTGCTTATGCACGACATGGATCATCTCGTCGTTCATGTCTTCTAGCACTTCATCTTGTTCGTAGCCGGGGAACGAGAAGATGTAGGTGCCGTTTGCGTTGCCGATCGCGACTGACTTGCCGATGAATGAGCGGAGCATTTCGCGTTTAGTGGCCATGAAGTGCCTCCTGACCTGAATGGTACCGAAAGGCTGACGGTAGCGGCGGGTGTTTAGAGCGAAGTCTCCTGCGATTCGACGTCGAAGTCCGGCACGTGGGTGTCGTCGATGATGCCGATGAGGAACTTCTTGTAATTCTTCCCCGCTCTCTTTGAGGAAGGGAAGGTGCCGGCGTACTCGATGCCGACGACGGTCTCGAAGGGCACATCCTTCATGTGCTCATCGATCACGGTCGATCCCCAGACGCCGACGCGCTCGCCCTCGACGTCGAGGATGTACACGTTCGAGCCGTTGGAGCCGTACTTTTCTACCTTGTCTACATACATGCCCTGGATGGAGTCTCCGGGCTCAAGGACATGATCCTTCTCCGGCCACATCTTCGTCCAGTCCTGCTCGCCGCCGCTCATCTTGAATTTGGTTCTGTCTAATGCCATTGGAGTGTTGGTTGGTTAATTTGTCTCGACTGACTGACTTGGGGTTCGGCCTTTACGGGTTCGGGAAGAGTTGCATATTTGAGCCGCCAGACGTGGGCGTTGCTGCCGGTTACGGAGCAGCGGCGGATGCCGCCGTCCTCGATGACCTTCAGCTTGTTCACGAGCTCATGGACGCGCGGAGTGATGGTGTTGATCGGGCGTCCGAGGTATTGCGCGATCTCGCTGTTCGTGAGGCCCTGCGGGTAAAGGAGCAGAAGGTCTCGGACGGCCGCCTGGCGTTTTGAGAGGGTCGGTTGCACCTGGTTCTCGAATGCTTGGATTGAGGTGTCTCTCATGGTGGGTTACGAGGAGGGTGTTTGTGTTTTAGCGAGGGAGGCGAGGAGGTCTTCAAGTGCTTGGTTATACCCAGTCGCTACGCCATCGTTGAAAGCAGGATTAGGATGATACCTGCCGTGCAGTATCTGGATTACCTGTTCCTTTGCTCCGTCTAGAGTAGTTGCGCTACCTAATCTCATTCCACGTGCCGATTCGGCAATTCTCTCCTCCGTCCTTCGCTCTGCTTCTGCTTCGACTTGAGAGATAGTATGTTTTACGCAGGTATCAATGTCGCCCATCATTACTTTCAGAAATTCATCAAAGGCTATGTTGCTCGTATTTATCTCTAAAAAGAATCTAGAATGGCGAACTAAGGCACTCTGAATATTATCCTTTTCCTTCTCCCAGCTTTTCTCTGTTTGTGGGGTGTTAGTCATGAGGTTAGGGGAGGGATTCCCAATATGCTTTCATATCGCCTTTCGAGAGGCGGGTCTGGAACCATTCAAAGGCATAATGATTACAACCATGCGGTGATTTGTCGCTATTAGGCTGCCACTCTCCGGTAAACCACCCCCTCGCCTTACCAAGCGCAATCCAGAAGGCGGGGTCAATGAGAGTGTCAAGTGTATGATAAAGCGGGATACCATCTAACTCACACGGCTCTATCGTAGATATGTAGCCTGCATCTTCCGCCTGCTTTATTGCGTCTTGTTCTGAGTGAAGGGTCATGCAGCGTTCTTCTGGGTTTCCTCCTTCGGGGAAGTGGTGGTCTTCGGCAGGTTCAAGGAAAGTGAGAGCGGGTAGTCGCGCTGGAGCGGCCGTTCGCCGCTGGTTTCGTAGGCGTGGATTGCCTGGGCAGCGGCCAAGAGGTCAGGGCGCTTTTCGGTCTCGGTGAACTTGTAGCCGTTCTTGTTCAGGGTGTAGCCCACCTGCAGGATCGCCTGCCAGTCAGCCTGCTTCGCGAGAGCGAGGGCGGTAAGCTGAATGATGTGGCCTGGGTAAATGGCCTTTGAGGTCTTGAGGTCGATCACGCCAATCTGTCCATGAGACTTCCGCCGCACGAGGAGATCGAGCGTGCCGGCGAAGTGAAGCGGACCACCGGGCTCAGAGCCTTCGCCTTCCGGCCAGACCGTCTCCTCGACGCCGAGGATCTCGTAATCGGAGCCCTCCGCTTCCCACCATTTCTGATAGGTCATGACACACCAGTACTCATCCGGGGTGAGCGGCTCCGGTTCGCCGGTGCGGGTGTTCGTGAACTTGTCGCCCATCTTCACCTTGCCGCCGCGGTTAAGGACTTCAACTGCCTGGTGGACTTTGGAGCCGCGTTCTCCGGCGAGTTGGACGATCATGTCGGCGTCGTCGCCGTTCTTCTTGAGATAGTTCTCGAAGCCCTTTCCCTTGGGGTAGTGGTGGGCGATGTAGGTGATCGAGGGTCGGAACTCGATTGTCGGGAGCCCGGTAGTCTTGTCAGCGGCTTCGCGCGTATACCAGCGTTCATCGGCGGTGGTGACACGCCAGATGCCGCGCTTCTTGTCAACTTGGACAGTTTCTTTGCGCATGGGTTTTGAGGAAGTGTTTGGTATTCGGGAGAGTGCAAGGAACCTGAGCGGTTACGCAGCTTCCCGATGATTGTTGTTGTTTAGATCTTCAATCGTCTTCTTGCGGTGGCAGTTGGGGCACAGGGTCCAGAGATTTGACAGGTCGTTATTGCGGTTGTCGCCGTCGCGGTGGTCCACGTCCATAAATCGCGGCGTAGGGTCTTGCAGGCCGCACATCCGACAGGTGAATCCATCACGCTCTTTGACCTGCTGGCGCCGGGTTTTCAGGCGACTGAAGTCCTTTGCGTGAGAACGGTGGTAACTTCGACGCCATCGCATCCAGGCGCACCCGGTCATCAACGTTTTGCTGCCGCAGTATCTTTGGTTGCCCCACGTCTTGATGTAAGTCGCTCCACAGGAAACACAGGTAGCTTGGCGGGGCGGAATGAGTGAAGCCATTTGAAAGGAACTTCGGAAGGGGCTTAGCTTTCCAGCGAACCCCCTCCGAGGTGGAAACCTAATTCGACGGGGTTTGTGTTACTGCGGATCGGTGATTACATCGGACGACAGCATGTGCGGGCAGCGGATTTCGTAGGTGTTCTCGCCAGTTTGATCGGCGATGAAGACGAAACCGGAGCCGTTGCAGATGAGGAGCGGGCAGGGTTCGTAAGTTTTCATTTGACGACGGATGCCCAGCCGATGAGAAGAGCGATCGAGACGATGAGTCCGAGGGTGGCGAGCAGGATGCTCACAGCGGATTCTTTCTTCTCCGGCTTGTAGCTCTGGACTTCGCCTGCGATATATCGGTATTCATCGAGCGAGCAACCGGTGCGTCGGCAGTCGCTCGTGCATTCGTTTAGGGGAGTATGCATTGGGGCTAGGTTGGTGATTTTGCGACCTTTGGTTCCGAAAAAAGAGATGGCGCGGCGGGGAGCGATCCGTACGGGCCGGGGTGAGCGCGCAGGGCGAGAGCCCAGCACTCGCGGCAAGCGAGAACTTGTCCCGCGCCGCGTCATCTCAATTTGTGAGGAACACTTACAGCTTACTCCTGCTATAAATGCTGTCAAGCCCCCTGCAAGTGGGCTTTATCCACAGAGCAAAATAGCCTTATGTGGCGGGCTGTTTGCGCTTCGAGGGCGGGCGATAACCTGTCAAGAGCTGGTGAACACGGGCGCGGGAAATGTTAAAAGTCTCTCCGATCTCTGCGTAGCTCTGACCGCGTTGCGCGAGCTCGCGCATGAGCCGCTGGCGTTCAGTCGTGAGTTGTTCGGCGGGGAGGAGAGGCATGTCCTAACCCTAACGAACGAGAGCGAGGCGTCAAGGCGAGCTCAAACGCTACTTCGGCCGGGGAGGAGGTCTGAGCGGCGAAGGCGTGCTGTCGCCGGGATAACCAGCTGGGACTCGGGTGCCGCCGCGATCCGGGACAGGCGAAAATGGCGGTACTCGTGGTGGTGGTGGCGGCGGTGGAGTTGGTGGCTTCGGATCGTTTGGCATTCGGTGACCTCGGACTTACTTTTTGCGTGGCTTAGATCTTAAGGGCAGCGGGGTGTCATCACCAGGATAGCCCTTGTCATCACGGTCAGTGTAACCGTGAGACTTTATCGAGCTTTTGGAGCCGGTTCTGGTGGTTTTGGAGACGCCAACGTCTGGCTTAAAGTCGCCGGAGTTGCTGTCCCGCTTGATGACGCCGGAATCGCTGGCACGGGTGATGCCGCGGGAGCGGCTTGTTTTGCGGCTGGCCATGCAGGACCTCCAAAGTGGACAACATTCTGATAAGCGAAAGTGATCATCAAGAGTACGCCGAAAATCATGAAAGAGAAAGAGAAGCCATTAAGGATCATAGTAGCGCGGCGAAAACGCTTACACTTCGCATCTTCGCGTTTTCCGGTGGCCATCTCACCATCCAGCTGGACGATTGACGCGCGGTCCTGTTCAGCGCTGGTCCAGAGCGAGAGAAGTGCGCAAAAACCTGCGCCAAGAAGGAAGCCCCAGGAAGCGAGCAGAAATTTAAGAGTGTCGGGCGCGTGGCCAATATCTTTCAGAAACGAGATCGAGAGGACGATAGCGCCGGCGGAGACGCCGATAATAATTTGATCGACCCGTTGATATGCGTCACGGGCTCCCTTTGCATGGTTGTCGCGCTGCGCCATGTACAAATCGAACTTGCGATCTTCATTGAAGTCGAAGACCGGGATGTGTTCTTCTTCAGGAGCTGCAGCAGGAACCGCAGGCTCATCGGTGGGCGGCAAGTCGGTCATGGGAGTCATGAAGATTAGCACGGGCGGCTGGCCGCAACCCCACGAACGTCCAGCCATGCCGGAGCGCGAAGGTTCGCGCCTTCCTTCGGGCTGCGATTGCCGACGTCGCCCAGAAGTCGCCGGTGTAGCGGGTGCCGAATTCGGAGACGAACACGGCGACGAATTTGTGTAATTGGTAGCGGATCATGTGAGAAGGCGGGCTCCCCGCCGCCCTCCACGCGGAACGGGCAGACGAGACAGGGTCAAGGTGGAGATCCGCTGCGGCAGATAGCTGCCGGGCTTTGGTGGGAGACGCGTATAAATGCGAAGCGCACGCGTCTACCGGCACCGAAACCGGCAACGCTTATCTTCCGCGGCGGATACGACCTTGATGCTGGATCGCGCCCGTTATGCTGGAGGGCGGCGGGGAACGCCGTCCAGTATCGCCACCCGTTGCCTGGAGCGGTAAGCGGAACTGAAGCCGGAGGCTGAAGCGCTGACGGCGGGTATCTTCCCTCGCATCGGTAGTCGATAGACGTGCAGAGGAGCCAGGGCTGATAGCACTGGTTTTGCGAAGCAAAAGGGGAAGATACCCGACGTTAGGAGGGGCAACGGGTGGCGCGCCAGTCTTACGCCACTAGGCGTTACCAGTGAGGCACTTGTGCCGCGCGGTGATAACCGCACTCCTCTTGCCAGACTATGCCATCTGTGGCAGGGCGTGTGGCAGAACGCGATTGAGCTTCTAGAGCTTCTCGCGAATTGTGCACAACCCGCCGTCTATGAATCCTCCGCGAAGTCTCTAAGCTGAGAGTGTACCTGTGCAGCTCTTTGACAATTGAGAAAGGAGGATCTCATGGAGAAGAAGCCGGATTTCCGGCTGATCAAGTCACACGTCTCGATGCTCGATGTTCTCGGCCGTTACGAAGTGAACCTACGCGCGAAGAATCAGTACGAACGGGCAGGAGACTGTCCCTTGCCACAGCACCAATCCGAATCGAAAGGCACCTTCAAAGTGAAGCAAGGGGAAAGGGGCTGGGGCTGGTCATGTCATTCGGCAACCTGTGTAGCGAACCGCAACCCGAACGCGAAGGAAGGACACACGAAGAAAGGCGGTGACCTCATTGAGTTCGTCAAGTTCATGGAACAGCTCCCGTCGCTTTACGAAGCCGGGCGGAGGCTCGAACAATGGTTCGGTCCCTTCGCGGACTCTCTCGGACCCGATGAACCGCAAGCTACGAAAGTGGCTCCGGTCGAAGTGGACGAAACGCCTGCCGCAAACGAGCCTCTCAAGTTCGTCCTCTCCGGTGTGGATCACAACGATCCGTATCTTCTGAACCGGGGATTTGAGGAAGAAGAGTGTGAGTACCTGGGAGTGGCATTCTTTCCCGGCAAAGGCTCGATGGCCGGCCGGATCGTCTTCCCGATCCAGAACTCGAAAGGGGAGCTGGTCGGCTATGCCGGCCGCGCGGTTGGGAACGTAGAACCGCGCTGGCTTTTCCCGAAAAACTTCCGCCGCGGCGTGGAACTCTGGAACCTGCATCGGGTCGAAGGATCGTCGGTCATCGTCGTGGAATCGTTCTGGGGAGTGATGGCCTGCATCCGCGGCGGCATCATGAATTCGGTGGCGCTGATGGGCTCTACCGCGACAAAGGAGCAGGCCAGGCTCCTCGGCCGGTTCGATTCAGTCGTGCTTCTTCTAGACGGCGATGACGCCGGTCGGACCGGAACGCGCGAGACGTTCGACAAATTGGTCGACGAATCAATCCCGAATCTGAATATGGTCTTTCTCCGGCAAGGAGAACAGCCCGATCATCTTGGCGCGGACGAACTTCGCGAGCGCCTATCCCTACCTCCGGAGGACGACGGCTTGCTCGAAGTCGTTGAGCCTCGAACTCTCCTAAAAGCGGTGCCCGCCTGAAGCCGTGATCGAGCGAAAAATCAGCCGTCCAGAAATGGGCGGCTTTTCACTTCATCCACGGAAGACGATCGCCGGGGCCGTAGAAGTGGTTGTTCCGAATGTAAATCTGGCCCGTCTGGCCGGGTCCGTAAAGATGGTCAGCGATGAAATAGTATTCTCCGGTGGTGCCGGGACCGTGGACGTGCTTGTCTTCGAGGACATAGTGTTCACCGTTGGCGCCGGGGCCGTAGATATGACCAGCAGAAATGTAGAACTCACCGTTTAGCATGACGGAATAATCATAGTCGAATGTCCAGTCTGTCCGTCTCGAAAATATTATGCGACAGGTATACGCTTCCGCCCGATTTTCCCTACAGCCTTCCCTCCCCCTTCTTCCTCCCCTCTCACCATCCCTCATGAGGTGTCCCGGCCGTCCCTGAAAAATAGTCTCAGGTCTAGGAGGCGGAACCTATGAGTCAACGGAGCCGAGTACGAGTTTTTGAAGGGCTAGATACCTTCCCGGAAGAATCCGGCGCCCTATCTAGCGGGCTTTCCCAGCGATTTTTCATTCGCTGAGTGATGGCGGCAGCGGGCTTATCGTCCAAGGTCGATAGTTTCCGCTGCAGAAACACCATCACTCAAAGAACGATCGAGGAGCTTTGCAGCCTGGGAGCACGAGAGGAAGTCGCCTGCAGCATTTGACGGTTAGGCGAAACCGACTAACGAACCATCCTTCCCATCGTGCGCTCAAGAAACAAAGATGCCCTGCGGATTGAGCGCAAGGCATCTTCGTGTTTCATCGCTCAATCAGATGAAACGGGTCGGAGAAATACGGGTGCACTCTCATCTTAGAAAGAAAAAGGGGAGCCGTCGAGGGCTCCCCTGGGGATAAGTTTGTGGGGTGAATGGAGGTTATTTCTGCGTCGGCGTGCTACCGCCAGGCTTTTTGGTGTTCGGCGGAGGGGGTGGGGATCCTTTTAGCAATCGCTCAAGGTTTTGAAATCCTAGAGCGAGGCTCACGACGAGAGCGTCGGCGTAACCTGGGAAATCACCGGTAGGGCTGCCGCTGCGGATTTCGTTGGCATGGAGAGTCTCGTTCCGGGCGAACTCGTGCAAGTGGTTCATGAGCCCGGTGATCAGGGAATCGACCATAACGTTGCGGCGGAGCTCTGCGTCAAAAAAGGCCTTTGCTGCTTCAACCATCTTTGGTCGGGCGTCGAGAAGGTCAGCGTAGGCCTTTTTTAGAGCGGCTTGATTTTTAGAGATTCCATCAGTGGTTGCCATGCTGGAATGATACGGCAGTCCGGGGTTCAGGATCAACAAAAAGGCGGGCTGTAAAACGCCCGCCTGAGTTGTAGCCTAGTTCTGCTTCGTCGGCCTGCCGCGTTTCTTGACGCCGTAGCCGAGCTGGGTGAGCTGCTCGTCGATCTCGCCGCGCTGCTGCAGCAGGGTTGCAATGGCTGTCTGCTTGGCCTCGTCAAGCTGCTTTTCAAGTTGGATCACAGGTTCCAATATCGTGCTCATGCTGCCTTCCTCTCTGCGGCGTAGGCCGCGTCCAGTTCGCGATCGATGATCCGATCGACTTCGTCTCTCGTTCTTCCGTAGTGGGCTTCGGAGTAGCGGTAGCAGTCGTTCTTGGTGGCCTCGTTTCCCTCCTTTCTCGGGTAGTAAAGCGGGTGTTTTCGCTTGCGGTCGTTCGCGGCGTAGCGGACCGGCAGCTGGCCGTGGATGCCTTCAAAGACGGCGTCCGGGGTGATGGTCTTCATGTAGAACTCGCCGGTCTTTAGGCGACGGAGGACATCCGGGGAGGGCGCGCCGATCTCCGGCGCCAGCTCGTCGGCGTCTTTGGCGGAAAGCCTAAAAAGGATCAGCGTGGAGACGTTCGGCAGCAGGAAGTCGGCGGAGCCAGGCGGTAATTGCCGGATGCTTTGGTCAAGAACCGTAAATGAAGAGGCATATTTACGCGTCTCCGCGAAGAAAGCCTCCGGGCTCGTGCCCTTCGTGAAGTTGTGAAACTCGTCGACGATGACCGAAAGGAACGGGTTCTTTGCTTCCGGGTCGCGCTTGAGGACTGCAGAGAGGGTGAGGCGGAGGATGTTAGAGCCGAGGAGATTGGCGGCTTCTTCGCCGAGCTCGCCCTTGCGCAGGATGAAGAAAACTAGCTTCTTGGATTGGATCGCGTCGAAGAAATCGATGCCGTCCGGCTGCGCGTAGACGTGACGCATCGCCTGGAGGGACATCAGGGCGTCGGATTTGTTCATCGGCGCCGCGGCGGCTTCCTCGCGCTGCTTCTCCGGCGTTTCGTCGAAATACTTCTCGCTCCATCGCCGGATCGTCTGCGTCGTCGTCTTCCCCAAGAGCCACTTGGCGAACTCGTCGAACATGAACATGAGCCACAGGTGGAAGAGCGTCGGCTTCGAGAGAACATCGACGGCGGCGTACAGGAAGTTGCGCGCGATCATCCGCGACCGGCCCATGAAGGAATTGCCGCCCTGCTGCTCGGCCATGATCTGGATCGCGACGTCGGCGGAGAGTTCGTCCTTCGGCTCGAGGACGGGCAGGCCAATCGGCTTGTGGGACAAGGGATCGAAGATCACAACATCCCTCAAACGGGTGCGGGGAACGTAGGGGAGGACGGCGGAGGCGAGGGTGCCGTGGGGATCGATCAGGATGACGGAGTTCCCGGCGCGGATGTGGTGGATCGCGATATGAGCGGCGAGCGTCGATTTACCGGATCCGGAGCCGCCTAAAACCGCCGCATGGCGGGTTTCGTCGATTTCGATGTCGCCGGAGGGGATGAAGCCCTGGCGGGTGCCGATGGTGAGCATGAAAGCATAGGAAAGTCCTCTGGCCGCGCCGCCCGAGCCCGGCGAAAGCCGCTCTCCCGAGCGGCCGGCGGGAGGGAAGACCCCGTTCGATGACGGAATCAGGTGCTGAAGTAATCGTAGCAACTGAGCCCCTTTCTACTAGGCGTCGGAGAGGGAGAGGAGACGGGAGTCTTTGAGCGTGCGGTAATTAGCGGCGTTCGCGGCGAGAGCGGCGGCGTAATCGGAGATCCAGAAGCGTCCAGTCGCGAGCGATTTGGTTTTCCCGGCGGCGTTTAGGACCTTCAGCGCCATATCCAGCGTGGGCTTGAGCAGGATGACGCGGAAGTCGTCGTGCTGGAACTTCTCCTGGTACGCGCCGGAGTTCGCGAAGCGCAGGTAGCCTTCCATCTTTCTCAGCGGCTCCTGCACGCCTTTCTGGTTCTCGATCTCGACGAAGAACGCGGCGTAGGAACCGTCCGCCTGGCGGAGGTAGAAGTAGGCGTCGGCGTTCACGTACATGTCTTTGCCCTTCCCCCAGCGCGTGTAGCGGTTCTTCCATAGCTGCGTCCAGGTGAGGCGGTCGCCGAAGGCGAAGTGCAACGCTTTGTGGAAGTCGGTGAGGATCAGGTCGTGTTCGAGCTGGCCTTCGCTCTTCTCTTCCGTGGCACTCACTTCGTGATTCACGAAGCCGAGGAGATGCGCGCGGTCCCACCCCTTCTGGGTTAGGAAGTAGACCTTCTCGAAGGGATTGGCAGGATTCGCGAGCCATTTGAAGTAGCCGACACCCAGGCGCTCTTTGCCTTTGTCTTCACCGAACCGCGTTTTGTGCGATATGACGAGCTTCGGCATCCGCTCGCCGAGCGCATGCAGCGAGCGGCCGGTGAGGTCCGCAAAATCGCGCACGCGGAGGTTCACGTACGACGCCCCGAGGCGGATCAATTCTTTGTCGAACGGGCTTGGCTGCGGCAT